AATGACCACACTGGTCATGCTGGATTCAAAATATGCCCCTTTTTAAAGTGGGCTCAAAACTGGTTAAGAAACATGCAACAAGGAAGAACGAATGCAGGTACGTAGGTTCACGCATTACCCTTCCGCTTTCGATAACTGACTATTTGTAAAATGATATTGTTATGGCAGAACATTATGGCAACACGCCAAGAATAACATACGAGTTTCCCGACTGCTCAATGCCAATGGCTTTTGACACTTACAATAATTGCAGCTTTGGCTGTATGTATTGCTTTGCTCAGAACCAGCGAGGTATTGGCAGCAAGAAGAAGGAATACCTGCACAAGGAGGTTAAAGACGTGAGCGTTGAGCGCATCAAACGAATGTTCATTGACCCCGACAAGCACGGTGGAGACTTTGCGCCATACATCAAGGCTCGCAAGGTTATGCAGTGGGGAAGCATGAGCGACCAGTTCGACAACTTCGAACGGAAGTACGGAACGACACTTGAACTCTTGCGTTTCTTCAAGGATATAGACTATCCGCTTTGCTTCTCGACCAAGGGAGCATGGTTCACCAAGGATGAGCGATACATGGACTTGATCAGAGGGCAGAAGAACTGGAACTTCAAGTTCTCAATCATCACCAGTGATGCAGAGAAGGCTAGAGTAATAGAGCGAGGGGTGGAAAGCCCACAAGCAAGACTGGAAGCCATCGAGCGCATCGCAAATGCAGGGGCAGGAGGTGCAACGCTGAGACTGAGACCCTTCATCATCGGAGTGAGCACGCCAACGTACCTCGACCTTATCAAGGAAGCATTCAACAGAGGGGCTACAGCTTTGAGCACCGAATTCTTCTGTCTCGAAACAAGAAGCCCGACATTGAGGGAATTGTTGCCTACCATCAGCAAGATGGCAGGTTTCGACATTCTCGCATTCTACAAGAAGTACAGCGTACAGTCCGGCTATCTGAGACTGAACCGCAAGGTCAAAGAACCGTTCTTCAGGAACATGAAGGAACTGTGCGACCAGCTGGGAATGCGCTTTTATGTATCGGACGCACACTTCAAGGAACTTTGCCACAACGGAAGCTGCTGCGGATTGCCGCCAACGTGGAACTACAGCAGGGGGCAGATGTGCGAAGCACTGAACATTTGCAAGCGTAAAGGGTACGTGAGGTGGAGCGACATCAAGCTGGATGCAGAGATTTTCTTGAGGGCGAAACTGGATAAGGCGATGAACATGGGAACAAGAGAGAAGAGTTCGAAGTATTACACGATGAGCGCAGCCGACTACATGAAGTGGTGCTGGAACAATCCGCAGGCAGCGCACTCGCCATACAGGATGTTCGAAGGGGCAATGATACCAGCTGACGAACGAGACAGCGAGGGAAACATCGTATACAAGTACAACGGAGCGAAATTTTAAAAAAAGAATCGTATGCCACAAGGTAATAATAACAAACATCGAGCGCAGAAAATCGACATCGAGAACCGCCTGCAGATTATCGCACCCCTATACCGCAAGGGATGGACGGAGCGAGAAATCACGGCAGAGGTTCGCAAGCGGCTCGACAGACCGAAATACAATCAAGCGCACTGCGACATTCAGCGGTTATTGAAGGAGTGGAGGGAAGAGAGACTGACCGACACAGACGAAAAGATAACAAGCGAGGTGGCAAGGTTGAAGCTGGTGATACGTGAAGCGTGGGAAGCCTGGGAGAAGTCTAAGGAAGACTACCACGAAAAGACAGCGACCCAGCAGGGACTGCCAGTCGTAGATGAGCGAGGAAAGCAGATTTCCATCGAGACCGTCAAGGCGATAATGTACGATGCCGAGAAGCGAGGATTCGGAGAACCACGCTACCTCGACATCATCCTAAAGGCTGAGACGCAAATCTGCAAGCTGCTCGGACTGGATAAGGTCGTTCTCGACCTGAACGCAGGCTTCCAAGGCGGCATCGAGGTACGCTACATCAACTCTGGACACCAGTGTGCATCCAGCGAGCAGGAAGTAATCGAGCGTGAGGGATTGAACGAAGAATAATTTTTTACCATAATTTTGTTTTAAGTTTTTATTGTTTGAAAGAATGGCACTATTTGACGTTATTGGTGAACTGTATGACCCGAATGCGGACGTAAAGCCAAGGTTTCTCGTAAACCAGGGCGGCACGTCCTCGGGGAAGACATACACCATCATGCAGCGTCTTATAGTGCTTTCTTTTGAACACCCCATGGCAATTATCACGGTGTGCGGTCAAGACCTCCCGAACTTGAAAGTGGGAGCCATGCGAGACCTCGACACCATCCTGCACACAAGGGCAGAGCTGCTGGACTGGTTCAAGAACAACAAGAGCGACAGCAGCTACCGAGGAAAGAACGGCTCCATCATCGAGTTCAAGAGTTACCAAGATGCGCAGGATGCGAAGAACGGAAAGCGAGACTATCTGTTCGTGAACGAGGCGAACGGTGTGCCATACGAAGTATTTTGGCAGCTGGCCATCCGAACACGTAAGCAGGTATTCATCGACTACAACCCAAGTGCAAGGTTTTGGGTGCACAACAACATCATCGGCAGGGATGATTGCAGATTAATCCTGAGCGACCACCGAAACAACCGATTCCTGACTGAGCAGGAACACAAGAAAATTGAAGAGATTGACGACCCCGAACTGTGGCGAGTTTACGCAAGAGGACTGACCGGAAAGATAACCGGGCTTATCTTCACCAACTGGGGCATCGTTGACAAGCTGCCACCAAGGGAGGAGTGGAAGATGGAATGCAGGGGTATGGACTTCGGATTCACCAACGACCCAACTGCGCTGGAGCACGTTATTTTGGCACACGGAGAGTTATGGGTGGACGAAGAAATCTACCAGCCTGGAATGACGAACGATGACATCGCAGACCGATGCAAGGAACAAGGACGGACGAAACGTGACCTTATCATTGCGGATTCGGCAGAGCCTAAGAGCATTCAGGAGATACACAACCGAGGGCTGTGGATAATCGGCAGCACCAAGGGAGCGGACAGTATCAACAACGGTATCGACATCTTGAAGCGTTTCCGCATCAACATAACAAGACGCAGCCACGGCATCATCGGGAACATGCAGCAATACAAGTGGAAGAAGTCAAGGGATGGAGAGACAACGAACCAGCCTATAGACGCATTTAACCACGGCATAGACGCAATACGATACGTAGCCCTTAAGAAGTTATCCGTAGCGAGCCATGGAACGGCTAGGGCGCACGTATTGAGACAAAGATAACGATAAAAAATATAAAGCGTATGGATAATAACACTACATTCAAGTACTGGCTGGCAGTGGCAAGGCACACCAGCTACAAAATCGGCAAGCAGCCACGACCATCGTTCGTTGGAGGCAAACAAGTGCCCGACAATCTCAACCAGCTATCCATCGGGCAGCTGATAGACCTTTCCCAGCTATCAGACAGCGAGGAAAGTCTGTATCAGATAGTGACAACCGTCCTCGGTCTGAGCCACAAGGAAGTGGAGCAGGCTAGGGCGGTTGATGTTGTTATGCTCATCGGTTGGGTAACATCAGAGGTCGAGCGCATCAACAAGCTCTTCGAGAGCACAGACACAGCGAAGCCAACGAGACTGGAGAAGGAGGCAGGCATCGATACCCTGCGGTTCGGACTATTCGGCATGCTGGACTGGTATGCGGTAAGGATGGGCATCAGCGACCACGACCAAGTATTGAAAACGCCATGGCTTCGCATCTACAAGTGCATGGAGATGGACAACAAGAGAAGCGTGTACGAGAGGAACCTGCAGAAGTTGCAGGCAGAAGAAATGAAACGAAAATCCAGATAATTATGGCAACAATCAGAGAAACATTAAAGCAGCTGGCAGCAGACACGCTACCAGACTACACCTACCTATTCGAGGACTGGGACACAGCGGACACCAAGCTGGAGAAGCTGAACTATCCGGCAATCGTCTGCATCATCCCAGCCAGCGGCACGACAGAGATACGCAACGGCAGGGTATACGACACCGTGAACGTTGCCCTGGCTTATCTCGACACCGTACCGAGAGCAGCGGAAGGAGAAGACAACGGAGAGTGCATCGACCGAATGAAGGTGGCAGGGGCAAGGATGATACGAGCCATCAATCAGTCGCACCAGTTCGAAACATTGGAAGGGCAGCAGTACTACGAGACCATCATCGAGCGTTTGAGCACGATCGTGTCGGGCGTAATGTACTCCCTTCAGCTGACACAGAGCATAGGAGGGTGTGAGGTATGAGCAAGGGAGGCATTCAATTCGACCCCAAGGCGGCATCGCTTATCATGCGTGAGGAAGTGGAGAGAGCACGGCAACTTATCATCAACCACATTCGTATCAACGGACAGAACGCATCGGGGCGCACCATAGCGAGCCTAAAGGTGGAACAGCCCAGCGAGGAAGAAACCATCCTCTGGGGACACAAGCCATTTGGGGTTCTCGAAACCGGACGAAGGGCAGGAAAGATACCATACGGCTTCCGTGGCATCATCCGGCAATGGATGAAGGACAAGGGACTGCACGGCAGACCTATACCCTACAAGACCGACCGGGCACACAAGTATACACCACAAGAGCGTGGCGACATGAGCATGGCAGGAGCCATCGCCCACACCATCGCCAACAAGGGTTCTAAACTGCACCGGACGGGCGGCAGGGCTGACGTATACAGCAACGTTGTGCCCGACACGATGAAACGGCTGGGGCAGCGACTTATTTCATTAATCCATCTTTCGGTGGGAAGTATCAAACTAAACAATGAGACGGTATGAGACAGACAGTGAACAACGGATATTCTTTTTTCTACCCCGATGAAGTATACTTTGCATTTTTGCCTTGCATTATCAAAGCAAGTGGAAGTAACCTTTCGTGGATTGAGGTAATAATCAGATGTGGCAACAAGGAACGAGCCTACAATGTGGAGGCGTTCAACAGTGAGTGCATAACAGACTTCAAGACATACGTGCAAGCTCTTTTTGACGGACGTATCAATGCAGCCTATGATTGGACAATAAACTATGATTCCAGCGTTCTAAACCTTCTAGTGGGCATCGAGGTCAACGTATACGATGACAGAGACGAACAGCTTGCGAGCATCGACTTCACCACGAACATGGTTTGGGGCGCACCAAAGTATGGGGAGACGTGGAACGGCTACAAACGGCTTACATGGTTTACTCATTATCCGTTCTCCTTTGGCATATACTTAAGCAAGTTGAACACTAAACTACTAATCGGTTACGAGGGAGCACCCAATAAGCTACTGGAGATTCCGACTTACGGTATGATGGACTTCTACGCAGGCATATTGCCTAGTGGTGCAAAATACTGGAACATCTACGACTACGATGGAGAGATTCAGCAGGGAACGTTTGACAATACTTTCGACCTTACTTTCAGATTAACCACCGGAGGTAAGCAGTCACTATTGTTACGCATCGACAGAGACGATGCTGAGAGTGGTATCTATCTGCGTTGGATTGACCGGCACGGATTCATCCGCTATTGGCTCTTTGCGGCTGGGGAGGAAACGAGGGAGATAGCCAGCGACCTGAGTTTCATACGCAACAATTTAGCCGATTATCTATACGGCTACTATGGCGATAATGGAAGAAGGCAGGGATACGAGCGTACGGATTCAATCAAACTTTGTGCTCCGTTGGTTGACAGTGATACGTTCGATATGCTACAAGACCTAGCCAGCAGCCCAGTCGTTGACATGTACCTAGGGGGAGACTGGAAGCAAGAGGAAGACATGTGGATGAGCGTAACAATCAAGGCAGGAAGCTACACGAAGAGCACAGCTTGCTTGCAGGATTTCGTGTGCGAAATGATTATTAACAACATTAACGTTCAGAGACTATGATAGACCAGCAACTTTACATTGACGGTGTTTTGATGGACTTGCCGGAGAACACCGATGTGGTGCTCGACATCAAGAGCAACCTTTTTCGTGACGTCACGAAAATGACCTCGAACTACACGTACACCATCCAGTTGCCACGGACGGTGCACAATCTTTCAGTATTGCAGCAAGCGGACAGACCGAAGAGCGGCAGCAGATACCCCTATATTTTCCATAAGTGCAGTTATTTCCGTGGAGGTGTGCAAATTATCAAGGACGGACGTTTGAACGTTCTGAGCATCGAGGAAAATATCGAGGTCTCAATCTATTGGGGTATAATGCCAGCGTTCACGAAGCTACTGGAGAGCGGAATGAAACTGAACGAACTGGGAGTGACAGACAGAGTGCTTTTTGAAAAGTACAACACTCCAAACACCAGGGAGGAAGCCGTGAGCAATGGGATATTCTTTGCTTATTACAATCCATACCGAATTGAGAGCAAAGATAACTTTGGCATTAATTTGGTGCAGAGGAATAAATATACCACGACACAATACTCGCCTAGCCGTGGACGCATCAGAACAGGTACAGAGGTCGGAAAGTATATAAGCGGAAATATAGAGAGCGCATCGAACATGATCTGTGCTCTTATCCCTTTCTTGCCATCATCAACGGCAAAGGTGCAAGCGCAAGGAAAGGGCGATTACAGAAGCTATGCAGTACTGGATAAGTACATGCGGGTTATATCCGTGAGCGGAGAAGATGAGACGCTGGAAGTATACACCATCAGAGGAGAGGCTAGAGCTGCATACCTCGTAGTGAATGCACCTGCCGAATATTACAGCACTCTGTCGCTATCAGTTACTGGGCAGACACCTATGCACGAAATGATAGATGGCGATAATAAGGAGGATTTCGTAGGCGATGATGTGGCGGTGGATGAATATAAAACGTCCCCAAAATTCTTGCAGCCATGTGTGACCGTAAACTGGCTATTGTCAAGGATAGCGAGGAAGTCGGGCGTATCTTTCGTTTGGCAGGATGATGAAGCAAAGAAGATGTTGAACAACCTCGTTGTGCCTATAATCAACAACAAGGCAGACGACAAGACAATCATCGGTAATCTGACCGCAGACGTTAAGAGCCGTGACGGACTGGGAGCACTTTCCTTTTCCGTCAACAACTCATTGACGTCAGTCACACCAAGCACTGGTAGCGATGTACAGAAACTGACGATAACGAAGGATTGCGAACTGACCTTTGATGTGCAAGTGCAATACTACGTCAGACATCAGTTTGAAGACGCAGCGGAGATTCAGGTGCCTATGGGCGTGAAAATGACCGTGACAACGCCAAGCACTACTGGAGGTGAGGCATCCACGCAGGAATACGAGTTCGGAGATTTGAAATACGAGGATGGGCAGATGAAGTACCCGGTCGTACTACGCAGATATGCTATCGATGGCTATCTTTATTTGCTTTCGGCAGGGACAAACACTATATCGCTAAAGAAGGACGATGTACTGACGTTTGAGACTATCATGCACGGAATAAACACAGTCAACATGCCTTCCGTTTATGGCGGCAAAATCACTGCGAGCGTCAAGAGTGGGGACAGCGTTCCGATTGGTGGAAGTTTCCCTATCGGCATAAACCTGCCTGAAATCGAGGTAACAAACTTCATTAAGTTTCTGGCTTTGATAACTGGCTCGTTCCCTAGGCAACTGACCAACAGCACGCAGGTGCAGTTTATCATGTTTACCAGAGTTTGGGCAAACAAGGCGAACGCCTACGACTGGAGCGGAAAACTCATTCCGTATGACCGCCAAGGCTCGCCACGAAAAAGCGAGTATACCGTTTCTGACTTCATGCAGCACAACCGCTACAAGTGGAAGGAAGACGAAGAGACAACTGGAGACTATGATGCAGACCTCGCAATCAGCAACCAGACTTTGGACTATGAGCAGGACACGTGGACGCTACCTTTTGCAGCCAGCGATGACAACCGCATACCGATAAGAACACTTGATTCTTTCGGCATGAAGAATGGTGGAGAGTATAAGGGATGCAAGGAGCGAATAATGACGCTTAGGGATGACAAGGAGCAGGCGGCACTGCGATTCGACATTGACCTTCAGAACATCTTCGATACGAAGTACAAGCAGCTTGCAGCAAGCATCACCAAGGCGCACGTAATCACAGAGCGGCTCAATCTGTCGGACTTGGATATTCTGGATTTTGACGAGACGAAGCCAGTGTACCTTGCCCAGTATGGAGCGTATTTTGCGGTTCTCGAAATCAAGACCACAAACAGCGGATATTGCGAGGTTACAATGATAGAGTTGAACAACTAAAAAGAACGAACTATGGTAAGTGAAGACAAACAGCAGATTCTTGACATCAAGGTCAAGTACGAGGATGCAATCTACGGCATCATCAGATACAAGGAGAAGATAGACCAGCTAAAGGCAAGCATCAAGGACTTGCAGCAGCAGGAAAAAGACAAGACCATCACGACCAACGAGATGAAGGTGCAGACGGAAGCCATCAACGCAACCATCAAGGAGTACCAGTACAACGTGCGTGCCCTGCAGAAGGAGATACAGAACAATGTGCGCACAGAGAACGAGCAGGAGGGCAGCTTGAAGCAGCTGCGTGCCCAGCTTTCCAATGCCACCAAGAAGTATGACGAAATGGCGAAGGCAGAACGTGAGGGAGCGAAGGGGCAAGCCCTAGCCAAGCATATCAACGAGATAACTGACAAGTTGAAGTTGGCTGAGGAGGAGACGCAACGATATTATCGCAACGTTGGCAATTACTACAACTCGATGATGCAAGCAGCAGATGACCTGCAGGGGACGGAGTTCTTTGGTATGGATATTGTCAATGATACCGAGGTTAGCAACATCATCAAACTGGCGCAGAATATGGATGGACTGACAGACAAGCTGAAGGCGTTCGGTAAGACCGCAATCGGCTTGGTTATGAATCCATATTTTGCTGCACTCGCTGGCGTTGTCGGAGTTGGTATGACATTCAAGTGGTTCTATGACTACAACAAGGGATTGCTGGAAGCCACACGACTGACAAGGGAGTTCACTGGGTACACCGGGGAAGCATTGGAGACGATGAGGAACAGCATAGCAGCCACAGCGGACACGATGGGAAAGGATTTCAAGGACGTTCTTGGAACGGCTGACAACCTTATGGCTAATTTTCATCTATCGGGCGAGCAGGCGATGGACGTAATCAACAAGGGCTTTGCGAGCGGTGCAGACCTATCGGGCGATATGTTGCAGAAGATACAGCAGTATGCGCCTACCTTCCACGATGCAGGAATATCGGCAGACCAGATGGTTGCTATCATCCAGCAGACACGTAGCGGTATCTTCAGCGACAAGGGTCTCGACATCATCGATATGGCGAGCAAGAAAATTCGTGAGATGAGCAGCGGCACGGCTTCCAGCCTTGATGCTATCGGTATTTCAAGCAAGCAAGTGCAGGAAGACCTAGCCAAAGGAACGAAAAGTACCTTCGATGTTATCCAAGAGGTCAGCACGAAGATGAAGAACTTCGGAGCGGACAGCCAGCAGGTGGGCGATATTCTGAAGAACGTCTTCGGAAAGCAGGGAGCGCAAGCAGGTATTCAGCTTATCGAACAGCTCGACACGATGAGCACCAGCCTTGATGAAGTGAAGAAGCAGACTGGAACTTGGGGAGATGTACAGCTGGAGAACATCAAGTTACAAAAGGAACTGAACACCTATATGAGTTCTATGTTCGATTTCAGTCAAAAGGGCTTTGCATCAATCATCACGGCAGGAAAGCAATTCGGCACGAAGGTTCTCATTCAGATAATGAAGGGTTTGTTCAATACCATCAACTACTTCATCGACTGGTACAATGATAGCCTTCTGTTGCGAGGGGTAATCAATGCGCTCGGCACAAGTTTCCGCTTGATGTGGAACGCAATCAAACTCGTATGCAATCTCGGAATAGACGCATTCAAGAGGATGGGCTTTGCAGCCAAGGGCATGCTTGATATTCTCGAAGGTATCGTGACTTTCGACCTATCCAAGGCACAGAAGGGATTCAAGGAGATATTCGACATTTCCGGCACTATCAAGGAAGCATGGCACGACATCAAGAACGCTGGTATCGAGATAGGCAATTCATTCGCAGACGGATTCGAGAACACCGTCCATGGAAGACTGAACCATCTGAAACTTGCGAACCTAGACGGTGGAGCGACCAGCAGCGAGCCAACGAACGGAAACAAGGGAACGACACCAGCAGCAGCCAAGGGCAGCACTGCCAAGACCAAGGCACAGATAGCCAAGGAGAAAGCGGAAGCCAAGGCAGAGGCAGAGCGCAGGAAGAAGCAGGAAAAGGAATTGCAGGCACAGATTGCACTTATCCAGTATCAGTACAACGAGCAGGTAATGGACGCAAAGAAGCGATACCTCGCAGGCATGTACGACAACGAGCGAGACTATAGCAACGACCTCGAACAGCTGGAGAAGGACATGGTGGCACGAAGCATTGACGCATACGTGGCGGCAGGGCAAATCGGAGCAGACAAGGCGCAGGAAATGCAAGCAAAACTTCTCGACATAATGATAAAGGCGAAAGCGGACTTGAAGAACCAAGCAAAGGAGATTGTGGACGAACTCAACAAGGAGTTCGAGGAAGCGGAAAAGGCACGCAAGGATGCGGACATCATGAACGGTGGCACTGGAGAGGAAGACGATGCAGCCAAGCTGGAGAGATACAAGGCTTTCCTTCAGAGCAAGATGGACGCCTACAAGAACTATGCAGCCGTGCAGGAGCAGCTACAAAAGGATTTGAGCGATGCAGAAGTCAAGGAGCAAGAGGAAGCCAACAAGAAAAAGGCAGCTTTGACGGAAGAGCAACTGAAAATGATGAGCGACATGATACAGACCATGGGAGACGGTCTGTCCGAGTTCTTCGAGAGCGAGGATAAATCGCTGCACTCATTCCTCAAATCGATGCTGACATCAATACTTGACGCAATCGAGATAGCAGTTAACGCATACTTTGCACAGATCCTGGCAAAGGAGATTGCAAGCAAGTCGTGGGGAGGTGTTGCGAGCGCAGCAGCATTAATGGCACTTATCAAAGCAGCCTTTGCAGGAGCAAAAGCACTCGTTAAGGGGTTCTCCACTGGTGGCTACGTCCAAGGCTCGGGCACTGGAACCAGTGACAGCATCCCGGCAAGGCTTTCCAATGGCGAGAGCGTAATGACCGCCAAGGCGACATCGATGTTCAGCCCGATATTATCCGCATTCAACCAGCTTGGAGGTGGCGTGCCTATCGTAGCAAACAACGGAGGCAGCAACATCGGCATGGATATGCTGGCGGCAGCTGTAGCTAGAGGGTATCAGATGGCTCCACAGCCAGTAGTGAGCGTTGAGGAAATAAACCGCACCCAGCGGAGAGTGCAGACGATAGAGAATATCGGCAGGTTCTAAGGGTTGCAGTTATTTCATCAAGATTTGCGTTCTGAGCGGTTTTCGCTTGAAGGTGGTAAAGTTACACACCCAAGGCAATAAAAGCCGCTTAGAGCGCAAAATTTTGGCTTGTTTAGAAAAAATTAACTGCTTATGAGATAAACATACCAAAAATAATCGTATCTTTGCAGCGTTTTAAAACTTAAAAAATCACGATTCAATGGCAAAACTCAGAATATACAACGACATCGACAGCCAAGACAACAAGTCCTGGTATCAATGGTGGGGAGGTGATTGCGTGTGTTTTCAAGACATAGATGCTTTTGCAGCAAGCATACCGAAAGACGATGATACAATCGATATGCGCATCTTCTGCAATGGCGGCTCTGTTGTCGAAGGTTGGGCGATATACGACCGACTGCGGCAGAGCGGCAAGAAGATTTCCTGCACCGTAGAGGGCAAGGCAGCATCCATGGCAACAATCATCATGCTCGCAGCACCAAAGGAGAGCCGCAAGGCATACGAGAACGCTGCCTTCCTGCTGCACAATCCGTGGGTTCCTGGCTGGGGGTTGGGCGACCAGCTGAACGCAAAGGACTTGAAGAACCTGGGCGAGGAAATGCAGATGTGGCAGGATAAGATGGTGGACGCATACGTAGAGCGGTGCGAGTGCGACCGGGAAGAGATACAAGCCTTGATGGATAAGGACATCTTCATCAACACCAGCGAGGCTTTGCGCCTAGGTCTTATCAGCAGCACCATTGTACCACTCAGCGCAAGCGCATCAAAACGCAACATAGAAAATTTTATTAATTCAAAACAACAAAATCCAAAAGCAATGGAGAAAAAGACAGAAGTAAAGGCTTCTCTCCTCGACAAGATTCTCGCCAAGTTGGGCGTGAAGACACTGGAGGAAGCAGAGCAGGCGGTGGCAGAGCCACAAGCCAAGGCAGAGCCAAAGGCGATGGAACTCAACACAGCAGACGGACAGACACTGACCGTTGAGCGTGAAGAGGGAGATCCACAAGTTGGCGACAAGGCAAGTCCGGACGGAACGTTTGAAATGCCGGACGGTAAGACAATTGTTGTCGAGGACGGTGTAATTACCGACATTCAGACCGCAGACAACACCGACAACGACACCGACAATGAGGGCGGTGAAGGCGGTGATGGCGGCAGCGCATCAAGCACCGACAACGACACCGTAGCCAAGATGAAGCAGCAGGTAGCAGCACTCAAACAGCAGTTGAACGACACCAAGGCACAGCTGGCAGGCGCACAGAAACTCGCAAAGAGCAAGGAAGACATGCGCATCCTGAATGCCGTGAAGATGGCAGGCGGTGCTGAGAAGGTGTTGGCAGGCTACAGCAGCCACTACCAGCCAGCACAGCGACAGCCAAGCGGCAAGGGCGCAGGCGACAACGTGAACGCTGTCGAGGAAGGCAAGAACGCCATCAAGGAGAGACTTGCCAAGCTCCACAGAAAGGGCAAGAAGTAACCAAGTATTAACCCATTAAATCAAAAGAAAATAATGGCAGGATTTACGAAAAAGCAGCTCGAGAACCTTAAACTCGAGCCTGAAAACCTCGCAAGCATCAAGGATGCCGTGCAGGAAACCTTCTACCAAGATGAGGACTTTTCTTCATTCGTGAACATCATGAAGGTCAAGAACGATGATCCAATCGCACTTATCGGTGAGATGGAAATGGTCGGTAAGGCAGGTGGCGGTTGCGACCCTACCTATGAAGAGAAGGGTATCGCCAACTCTCAGAAGCGTTGGGAACTCGGACAGTGGGAGATTCCTATCAAGATTTGCTACGAAGCATTGAAGGGTTCAATCGCAGAATACAGCCTTAAGACTGGTACAGCCATTGGCGACCTTACAAGCACAGACTTCATGACCATCTACACCGATGCACTCCAGCGAGCCATGCAGCAGATGATTTGGCGTTTCGGCTGGTTTGGCGACAAGGCGGCAGCATTGGCAGGTGCAGGTGGCGGCAAGCTGACAGCAGGGTCGGACGTTAGCATGTTCAACGTTTGTGACGGTCTGTTCAAGCGCATCTTTACAGCCACAGCGACAAAGAACCATACCACCATCGGAGCCAACAGTGAGGCTACGGCAGCAGCGCAGGTTTCAGCATTGCGCAAGAAGGGTGCAGCTACAGCAGTCGTAGACGCTATCTTGATGGACGTAGACACACGTATCATTGACGATAGCGATGCAGTGTTGCTCATGACACGCTCGCTTGCTGACGCATTGACCTACGACATAAAGCAGACCTACCACGATATTATGCCGTGGGAGAAGGTGTTCGATGGCTTCGATGTAGCGACCTACAACGGAGTGAAGATTGCTCGTGTCGGCATCTGGGATAGAATGATTAACGCATACGAGAAGGGCGAGACGACAGTCAACCTTCCACACCGTGCGGTATTCTGTAACCCTAAGCACCTTATGGTGGGCACTGATGCCGATGCACTCATTAGCGACCTCGACATCTGGTTCGACCAGAAGGAGCGCAGAAACTATCTCTATGCTACCGGTAAGATTGGAACGGCTCTCCTCGAAGAGGGCATGATCCATGCAGCTTACTAATCGCTCCAAATTTTCAGTTTAGTATTAAGTTATTTTGACAATCCTCAACACCCACAAAACGGTGTTGGGGATATAACAATTAAAAACGAATTAATATGGCAACAACTTGCGAGAGCCTTATCGCTCAGGACATCATCATCCCTTGCGAAGACCAAGTAACAAAGGGACTGGAGGGCGATGGACTTATTATCAACCGAGACGACATCGACTTCACCAAGTCCGTTGTAGCGGGCAATATAATTAAAACATTAGTTTTGAAGACTGGCAAGAAAGCATACGCTATCCGGCAGGAAGGCAGCAAGCCATTCACTGGAACCAAGACCGAGCTGACCGTTGGCACGTACCGCAACAGCTGGAAGAACACCGTAGCAGTCGTGGTATTGGCTAACACACCTGACGTTTGCGCCAATATCATTGACGGACTGGCGAATGGAAAGTTCGTTATCATCCTTCGCAACCTCTCTAAGGGAGCGGAAGGAAAGGCAGAGTATCAGGTATTCGGATATGCGCAGGCACTGAAGGCAAGCGCAGGCGAGAACGACAAGTACTCAGACGATACCGAGGGCGGCTGGCTTATCACGCTGGAAGAGGAGAGCGTACCAAAGGCAGCTTACTTCTTCTTTGACACCGACAGCGAGACAACAGCAGCCAAGTATCAGAGCCTTCTGACGGAAGCAGCAGCGTAGCCTATGACATACAAGGAAGCAACAGCCAAGGTCGAGGAGTTGAAGGCACGTTTCGACAGTCCCTTTGATGCAACTGACAAGGCAGTTATAGAAACTCTATATTTCGAGGTAACACGCAAGCGTTTTGTTCCGACAACCTGCCAGCAGTGTTACCACGATGCTTTAATCGAAATTTATCTAAAACTCAAAAAAGAAAAGGCAATGCCAAAAACATGTAATTACGCAATGAAGGCAGGTTTTATCATTTCCTGCCCGGATTTCTACCATGGTAAGATTTTCACGAACGAGAACCTGACCGACAAGGTAGCGCATGAATATCTGACGAAGTACCCACACATGGAAAGTTACTTTCAGAAGATACCCAGCGATGAACTCATCGAGAACAAGCAGCAGCCAGAAGGCAGCGACAGCGGTGCAGATGATGCCACCGGGAAAGATCCTGCCGAAAAAGCAGCAGGCAGCGACAAGAAAAAAGACCTCGACCAAGCCGAGAAAGCAGGCAAGGAAGAGTAACAAAACAACAAGTAAAACGACACAAGCAGTATGAACGTTAAGACAGTTAAAAAGCCAAAGCGAAGGGTTGATATTGGCTACGTCAGCCGATTCAAGATGCAGGCATACGGATATGATAATCTTTATCCGCAGAACCTCGCACGCATCACTGAAGCCAGCGGAACGGCAATGCTGTGCCTTAACCGATATGCCCGATTCATTGAGGGCTACGGCTTCGATAGCGACATTCTAGCATCGTTGGCGATGAACCAGCAGGGGGACACGGCAGACGATTTGCTCCGGAACGTAGCGCAAGACCTCGCACGCTTTGGAGGCTTTGCCCTTCATGTAAACTACAACGTTCTAGGGCAGGTGTCGAGCGTGAGCCACGTACCCTTTGAAAATTGCCGCCTTGAAGAGACGGACGACAAGGGGAGCGTGGCGCACGTCTTGCTGCATCCCGACTGGGAGCAGAAAAAAACGAGGAACGGAAAGCGGTTGATGGTGAACGACAAGACTATTGAACGCATCAACATTTTCAATCCCGACCCCGACATCGTTCTTGAACAGATTGAGAACGCAGGAGGCATCGACAGCTACAAGGGGCAGATTCTATGGCAGAGCCTAGACGGACAGTTTATTTATCCTACAGCCAGCTACGATTCAGCCATCACGGAGATTTCAACCGATGAGGGACTTGGGAACGTCAAGATGCGAAACGTCCGCAACAACTTCTTAGTATCGTGTATGCTTGTAACAAAAAAAGGCGTTCCAAAGTTCAACGAGGAAGGCGAAGAGGTGGAGAGCGGACAGATGATTTCCGATGAAGACCTTTTGCAGTTCCAAGGGGACGAGAACACAGCGAAGATTCTTGCTGTAGAGGTGGAGAACGAGGAAGACGAACCAAAGGTTGTGGCTTTCCCTACGAAGAACTTCGACAAGGAGTTCAGCGTGACCGACAGCAGCGTTATTGAACGCATCTACGCACAGTTCCATCAAGAACTCTTCTACTCCATCCGTATTGGCAAGCTGGGATTCAGCGGACAAGTGATGCAGGATGCCTACGAGTACTATGCAGGCGAAGTGACAACCGAGCAGCGTTTCATCGAGCGAGCCTTTAAGAAGATTTTTAAGAACTGGCAAGACCCAGCCATTCAGAACCTATACCCCAAGCTACAGCCGTTGAAGTATATCAGCAGCGAGGTGGCAGGGAACAACACGATAGATTGATTGAGCCTATGGGAGAACAGAGAAAACAACTTATCACGGTTGATCAGTTCCGAGAACTGGCACGACCGACCAGCACACACCTAGATGAGGATGATGTGAACGCATACATTCGGGAATGCGAAGATGCGAACATCATACCAGCCATCGGGTATGAGCGGTTCAAGGCAGCGACCGAGCAGGGAGAGTGGGGCGATTCAGTATTGCCCGATTTCCAGCCTGCAACTTTCCTGGACGGTGGCGAATACACCACCAAGAAGAATGGAGATTGCAGCCAAGAAGAAACCAAGGTGCAGAAGTACACCAGCGGAATACGCAAAGCACTCGCTTATTTCACGTATGCGAGGCTTTTTCGTGCCGATGGCACAATTATAAGCCGAGCAGGTGGAATGCGCCACAGAGACGATTATTCAGACCATGTTCAAGATTTGTCGAACAACAAGCAATACAACGACATCATGGACATGGCAGAAAGATATTTATCAGATGCACTCGAATATCTCAAGGCATTCACCTCGAAAGGAGAAGTGAAGGCACAGCGAGGAACAAGGGCACACATTCACGCAATAGGAAACTAAAAGCACATAAGGCATGAACGAGGATATTCAAAAAATGCTCCGTATGGCAGAGCTGATACGAGACGCAACGCAGGCTGGGGAGAACACAGCGGTGCGTGTCGGCACGGAAATTTACGACATCGTTGTCGAGTTAAACAAGATGCTCGCTATGATGGACGATAAACTGGAGAACGATGCGGTCGTTAAGATTATCAAGAGTGAACTCGCCAAGATAACAATAACGGAAGCGCAAATTGCGGATGGGGCGATAACGGCAGCGAAGCTTGCCGATGGCTCTGTAAAGAACAGACACCTAGCATCCAATTGTGTGACCTCAGATAAACTACAACCGGGAGCGGTCAAACACGACCATCTGACCGAGGACTGTATATCAACTGGAAACATCAGAGACGGCAGCGTGACAGCAAAAAAACTCGGCACGGACATCTACAAGGATATTTCAAACAGAGTGACCGACATCGTGACGAAGGACTTCCCTCCAGCAATCACGGAGGAACAGATAACAGATATTACTAGTAAATAACAATTTAAAACAATAGATTATGCAATTTTTAGACGCAATAGGACTTGCTTCCTTTTGGGAGAAGATTAAAAGCTGGGTAGGCAAGAACTACCTTTCATTGAAAGGTGGAACTGTTACTGGTTATGTTTATTTTAAAGGCGGTGCTGGAATATTAGCTAAAGAACTCGATGAATCCACAGTATTTGGTTTAACATCCAATTTCATTTCCGCTAGTGCAAAAGGTGAGAATGGAAAATTAAAAGAAACATTCACTGTAGAAGCAGCCACTGGCAATGTTTTATGTGGAGAGTTAACCGCATCGAAATTTGTCAAGACCAACGGCACTACATTCCAAGTTTTGATGGCAGACGGAAGCGTGAGAACTTTGAATGCAGCCAACGGCATTTGTGGACTTGATGCCAACGGAAGAATCCCGCTCGCACAACTTGGCAACCTCGATACATCTTTGTTCAAGTTGGTAACCAGCCTTCCTTCATCGGGCGAGAGTAACAAGATATACATCGTTAAGGACGGAAGCGATGCCAACGATGTGTATCAAGAGTATTACTATACCAATGGTGCGTGGGAAAAAATCGGTACTCACACCGTGAAGGTCGACTTGTCGCCTTATGCTAAGACAGCAGACGTAAATGTAGCTCTATCAAAGAAGGTTGACGTGGTAAGCGGAAAGGGACTTTCTACCCACGACTTCACTTCAGCATACAAGTCCAAGCTTGATGGTATATCTTCAGGAGCTACAGCAGACAGCGCAATCCCAACATCGGTAATCGATGCATTAAATTAGAAAGGAGGTTTGTATGAATTTCTTAGATGAAAGTGGACTAAAGAAGCTTTGGACGAAAATAAAATCGTATGTAAAAAATAACTATCTCCCGATTGTGTCGAAAGGTCGTGTCACCCCTAATCTTGTGCTGCAATTCCTTTCGATAGGAAATGATAACGAGATAAATGGCACAACGTACGATAGTGCTGGTAATGTATTTTATAACAATCAAGTCCACATTAATTATACAAGTAGTGGATTTGTAACGCTCGCTTATGGTGGTGGTTATGTTGTCGTACGCGGTCGCGAAAGACTTATGGGTGCTGCTTTATCCGTGCATGGAAGCATCGCGGCATCAGGTTCCATCTCGGGCAACACATCTTCCGATGAACGCTTGAAGGAGAATATCAAGGATATTGATTGCTTGAGCATCATTAATTCGATGGGTGGAACGAAGGCGTTTACGTACAAGGAGAACGGAGAGAAGAGCATCGGCTTCATCGCCCAAAATGTACGAAACTGCGAGATCATGAAAGGTATCGTAACCGAGGATGAGGACGGCTACCTTGGCATTAATTATTGGGATCCAAAACTCGTTTCTGTATCCTTCGGTGCAATCGAGCAACTACAAGGCAAGATTGCAGAACTGGAGAAGAAACTTTCCGAGTTGCAGGGCACTGAGGTAAGCTAGGACAACAATATTCGGCTGGAAATATATACAATAATTTCGAAAAATAATATAATTGATGAATGACAAGGAGAAAGAACTATGGCGAGTTATAGACAACGTAATCAAGTGTTGCGCCATCGAACTGCCGAACGGAGAATTAAGTATTACGAGAGAAGACGTTCTCGGCAAGTCGAGAGCCGAAAACCTCGTAATGACACGATGTATGGTCGTTGAGCAGATGATACACGCAGGATTCAGCATAACGACCACTGCGACCGTATTAAACCGCACCGTTCCAGCAGTGAGACATCTGTGCAAGATGGCTTACACCTATATCAGCACGTCTCGAGTTTATCGACTTGCCACGGCACAAGCGACCCTTCTTAACAAGGACGTTGAGCCGATTTGCATTTAAGAAACAAAAAGAAAATAACCAAAAGCGTTCTTTGACAATAATTCGATAAATACCCCTGCACTAACTTTTTGGAGCGAGCCGAAAATCAGAGTAACTTTGCAGCGGATTCCAATATTTGGTTTCCGTAACGTAATTAACTCAAAATTTTATGGCAGACACAATCGAAAAAGTCTATTGCACTGGGGACGGTGGCAATGACAACCTAGCAGCAGCCTTGCTCGCTAGAGGTAGAGACAATGATCCAGCGACTATGCTGGCAGCAATGAACGGTGGTATGGGCAACTGGATGAATAACCCGTTTGCCTATATGATGATGATGGCTTGGATGCGAGACTGGAATAACCGTGGCGGCAATTTGCAGGACACGGAATTGCAGAATCAGATTGCGAGCCTTCGCACACAGATGCAGGACGGCAATAATACGGCTCTCCTGATGGACGCAGTGAAGGGCAACAGCGTTGCTCTTGGTCAGCTGGCGCAGAATCTTAACTGCGATATGAACCAGCTGCAGAATGCAGTCTGTGGCGTGCAGGCAGCAATCCAAGATGTAGGCGGCAAGGTTGGTTTCAGCGCAGAGCGAGTAATCAACGCAGCGAACCTCGGAAACCTCAACATCATCCAGCAGTTGAAGGACTGCTGCTGCACCACACAGCAGAACATCATCAAGATGGGCTACGACAACCAGCTGGGGCAGAAGGACATCGAGAACTCGATGCAGCGAGGATTCGATTTCAACAACCGCAGCATAGAGCGAGGCTTCTCGGCACTCGGTTTCCAGCTTCAGCAGGACAAGTGCGACATCATCCGCTCGAACCAAGACAACACCCAGCGCATCGTTGACGTTCTCAACAATCACTGGCATCAGGACTTGCAGCAGCGGTACAACGATGCACGCCTGGAGTTGAGCCAGCAGCGACAGAACGCTGAACTTATTGCAGCGTTGAAGACCACCACAACCACCACTGGAGCGTAGGCGGTCTAAACAAAATCTATCAAGGGGCAACTCGCTGTTCTAGCAGTGAGACCCCTTTTTGTCTATTTATCGAATTATCTAAAAAGAGCGCATTATGGAATTTAAGAATATACAGAGAAATCACCCGGTCTATCTGCTAGACAAGCAGACGGTGGAAGTTAAGGAAGGCAAGGTCGTAGACAACCAGCCGCACATCAACACTGGTATCGCAACCATTTCCAGCAGCGGACAGCCCATGCGAGACGTAACAATCGAGGTGGAGGGAAAGCAGACAATCTACACTATCCCCGAACACCTGGGAGTAACCTTTGCAGGCGAAACCGTACTGGCAACCGATAAGGCAGACCTTTTGCCCGAAGTCGGGAAATTGGTAAATGAAGCCGATGAGATAATCAAGGCATACGAGCCAAGCAAGGAGCGGAAAGCCAAGGGCGAAGAACTTCTTGCAGCTTTGAACCCGGCAATCAAGGAGAAGCAGGAAACCGAAAAGCGTTTCAAGGCACTTGAGGGCGATATAAGCGGCATTCGTGGCATGGTTAAACAGTTACTCGACAAACTAGGATAGGAGGGCGCACAATGAAGAAAATAATCGTTATGCGCCATTCCTGCGATAGCGAGGAAGAGCGACACCAGCAACAAGAGAGCGACATCATCCACGGCTTACCATACGAGAAGGCAGCAAAGGCACTCATGGGAGCCAGTGGGTACGTGGCATACGTTGCCAAGCACGGCTACCACTTCACGAAGCAGCTAGCAATCAAGGCAAGCGAGCAGATGAAGAACGTAGACGGAACGAGCCATCGTTGGACGGTAGACGAAATCCGGCTGGCGACAAACAACGAGATAATCTCCAAGGGCGCAACCATCGGGGATATTCTCTATTTGGCAAATATGGCTTATGCGGACTTCTACCCGAAGGTAATCAAGACCGAGAGCGACTGCGTACAGTATGCTATTGCCGTAGCCAGTGATCCGGACGGATACGAGGGTATGGCATTCTGCAGGTGGACGGCAGACATCATCGGAAAGGGCGTTACCATCGACTGGGAAAAATTGGAATAACCAAAAAAAATAAATTGATATGAGCGAAGTATTTCATGATTTTCAGGTGCACCACCTATATCTGTGTGCCCTAGTAATTTTTATCTGTTTTGCTACCATACTGGTTGCCATGACGATTGATTTAATCGCTGGAATCCAGAAGGCGAAGGAACTGCATGTTGCAAGAACTTCAACCGGATTGAAGAAGACGTGCGACAAGGCGAAGAAGTATTTCTCAACATTCGGTATAGCTTCGCTTATGGACGTGGCTACGTGTGTTATCTCGCCCTTCCCGATGTTCGCCATCGCATGGACGGTGTATCTGCTTCTGTGCGAGTTTAAGAGCATCCGAGAGAAGGCATACGAGAAGGCAGAGATACGCAAGCAAGACCGCACGATGCAGGTGATCCTCGAGAACAAGGACGAAATTGCGAAGGCGGTTGTCGAGATAATGAAGGAAGAGCGGAAGAAAGGAGGAGACAATGAGGATAACTAGAGCGCAACTTCTAAAGGTAATGCCGAATGCAGGCAGCAGGGCAGACACCTACCTTCCAATTATCAACGGATGGGCAGAGCATTTCCACATCAACACCCCACTAAGGATGGCTCATTATCTTGCGCAAATAGCCCACGAAAGCGGAGAGTTGAGATACACAAAGGAACTGGCAAGCGGCAGAGCCTACGAGGGAAGGAAAGACCTCGGCAACACCCAGCAGGGCGATGGCGTGAAGTATAAGGGGCGAGGTCTTATTCAGATTACCGGGCGAGCCAACTACCAGAAGTATGCCGGATATTGCGGCTTCGATGTTGTGGGCAGTCCCGAACTTTTGGAGCGTTCTCTGGGAGCAACGAAATCCTCGATGTGGGTATTCGACACCTTCGGCTGCAATGAGTTGGCAGACCAAGACAACTTGAAGGCTATCCGCAAGCGCATCAATGGTGGGTACAATGGACTGGCAGCCTGCGAGAAGTATTTGAAGCGAGCCAAGGAAGCCTTGGAAATCAAGGTGCTTGCGTAATAAACACATCAATCTAAAGTTTATAAAGTATGGAAAATTCAAGAAAAGGGCGAAATTTGCGTTCTGTGGCGTTATTTCTCGCCATGCTTATAATTACCCCACTTTTGATTTTTGGCTGTTCCTGCGCCAAAACAGCGCAAAATAACACGGTTTATCACGACAGCACACACACCAGTGTAAGACGTGACAGCGTGAACCAGCGACAGATCCACTGGCAGGACACCCGGCAGCAGGACAGCGTAATCAAACATGACAGCGTGCTGGTGTACATCAAGGGCGACACTGTAATCAAGGAAAGGTGGCACAATCTTACGACCACCAGATGGAAGACGACAACCAAGACGGACACCATCGTGGGCGACATTTACACATTCGTGACCGACACCGTAAAGGTAAAGTATTACGTGACCCGATACAAGACCAAGGAGGTAGAGAAGCCAGCGAGCACATGGCATAAGATAAGATTATTCGCTGGCGATTGCGTATTGCTGTTCCTGGCAATCTTTGCGGTTTGCTGGATAAAGGAGCGCATCAAGAAGAGAGTTCAGTAGGTTCAATCATAATATCAATTTAAAGAAGGGCAGGAAGCGCAGGAGAGCGTTTTTCTGCCCATTTTTTGTGCAAAGAACACTTTTCATTGAGAGAAAAGGGGTAGGGGATATGAGAGTTAGATTATATTCATTCTAGCTAATGCGTGCAGGTTATTATTATATAGAGCGTGGAAAGCGTACCGAAAACGACAGAAAGCGTACTGAAAACGACAGAAAGCGTACTGAAAACGACCGGAAACGACCGAAAACAGCCGTGCTTACGACATAAACAGCCAATAAAAGTTAAAATATTAATATCTTTCTGGAAAAGTTTTGGTGGAACCGAAAAATATTAATATCTTTGCATCGTGTTTAGGAGGTAAGCACATTAAACATTCAGTAACTAAGCCCTAGGCAACACGGTCAAGCCAACGAAAATGAAAAAGTCAGATTCAAACGTTTTAGAGTTCACAACTAAGTTTATCAACTCAAACTTCCGTATTAAAGTCTTCGGACGCACAGAGGATGGCAAGAAGATAAACACACTCGTAGGAGTAAGCGGAATCTTGAAGCTCATCGGAGCGGAACTTTTCAACAAGTTCATCAAGCGAGCATTGAAGGCTGGTATGGACGCTTGCCGCTGCGCACTCAGAAGAGGATTGGTTGTAACATTGTATGCTAAGTAATCAAGGGAGGACAGAGAA